TCTTCAAGGCTGGCAATGGTAGCGGCCTGTTGGCTTACCCACCACACACCAGCGGCAAGTTGGACGGCCATAGCTGCCACAAGGGCTACAGGTAACTTTAGGTTTTCCATTACTTCCTCTTAAACATTGCGGTTGCTCCGCGTACACCAAAACTCGCTGAAATTGCAATTCCAAGGCTGTAAAAATACCAGTCCGGAGCTTTTGAAAGCTGCTCAAACCCACGATCAACCCAGCCTTCAGCACCTGGTATGAACGCAAGCACAAGTGGAATTGACAAAACAATTACGAAAAATTCGTCCTTCCAGCTAGACTTAGCGCCCTCTGCCATGATGCGCTCCCAATCGGCAACGCTTGTTTTTTCCGACAATAATATCTGAGCTTTCGCCTTCGCCTCCGTTAGCTTTAGCTCCGCTTCGGCTGCGTTCTTATCGGCTTTACCTTGCAGCCACGATCCAGCAAGATTTGCTATCGGCCCCAATGCCGCCGTGAAGATACTCATTTCTCCGACCCCAGCCAAACGGCTATGGTTCCGGTCATCGCCCCGCTGACTACTGAAATCATTGCAGATTGCTGCGTTGACAAGTCATCCAAACTCATTCCCCATTCGATCACGCGGATATACATAATCGTCATAACAACCATCATAAAACGTGGCATGAGCTTGTATTGCAGAATCTTTTCAAAGGTATTCGCCATGTTACACCTCTATGTTTAACTTCGTTCCTTGCGGCCTATCCGCTGTAGTCTTGCGCCCAAACCTATCATAACTTTGCTGTAAGTCCAATCTTTGCTTCTGGAGCGACTCTAAGTGGCTGTGATTAGCCCGATGCTCTTTTTCTACCCTCTGCTCTACCAGATGCGTTTCTATGCGCTCACGCGCCCTCGTTTGAGCGTGTATGTCGCTACCTACATTAAAAGGCATGTTGCTTACACCTGTCAGACCATCAGCCACAGCCGCCCCTTTCGATTACCCATTCCGCTATTCTACGATGATGCGTTATAATCACAATCTTGCCTCTCTCATCATATACAATCCATCGCAATCTACCTACTTGCACCAGTCGCATTTACCATCGACCTTGGCCTTTACCAATCATCCAAAGTATAAAGCCCATTACCGCTATGCCAATGGCTGCTGCTAATAGACCCACTACCCATTCTATGATCTTACGTTTTAATTCTTCTTTGCGGTACAACTCCTCTTTACGTTGCTTGCGCATCTGCGCTTCAATATACAACACCTCTTCCCACGCAGACGGACCATAGTTCCAAGAAATAAAGTTCTTTATCTCAGTTCGCATCTGCTCCATTTTTTTCTTTTGAGTGAAAATTTGTAACGCAGTTTCCTCGTCACTGCCACTAAACTTGTACCAAGGAGGATTTTGTGCCTTGTCTTCTGCATACGAAAAGTCGCTGAAGGCTTTTCCCCATTGGGAAAGTTGGCCTGACATATCTTGGATGTCACGGCCTACGGCAATCCCTTTCTTGATGGCGTTGAATGCGCTCGTCGCCATACCCACGGCTGTAATTGGATCTATCATCTTTGTAAAACCTCGTAGGACAACGGTAATCAGGATCCACCCTGTATACCCTATCATAATATCCGAAGGTTTTCGAGCCGCAGTCATACCTACAGGCTTTGTAGAACCAACTACCGTAGCCATCTATCCACATGTGCCCGTATGCTACGAACACAAGTACGCACATCAAAACTCTCCGGCGAACCTCTGCGGCCTAGCGATAGGGCTGAACCGTTTGTTGACAAAACCACCGTCGGCATACTTACTCCGACCCGCTTTGTCCAAGGCGATGGCTACTGCCTGCTTCTGCGGCTTACCCGCAGCCATCTCCGTCTTTATGTTTTGACTGACGACTTTATCAGAACTACCCGCTTTGAGTGGCATCTCGTTGCTCCACGGCTTGACGTTGCACATCAATGCGTTCACGGTTTACTTCATTCCGCTCATCCGCAATCTGCTCCTGCAACTCCATCCGAGCCGCATCCGTAACCGCACGTTGCTCCACTTTCATGCCCTCAAGCTCCAACTTCGCTTGATCCAAGGCAGCTTTGTGGTTCGCTTCCATCTCCTTGATCGATAACTCCTTCATCCGGATATCAACCAATGGATCGTTTTCTGCGGCGTCCTGACCTTTATACGTCATCAACGGCGTAAGCTCCTTAATAAGCTCCGCCTCTATCTGCGCAACCCGTGCCTCTACCTGCTCGGGACTAAACTGCGTTTGCAACTGAACTGGTGCGTTCTGTTGTGCTTGCATCATCATCTGCTGCGCCGACGCTGGGTCCAAAGCACCTGTCTGCGCCAGCAACTGAATTTGCTGCATTTGTTCTTGCTGTGATTGCTGGTTCATGCCCTGCTCCTCGTTCAGAGCCGCTATTTCTGCATCCACCATCTCACGAGCCTTCATGCTCACATGCTGCAACACATGACCAAACAGTGCCGCCAAAACAGGAGGTGCGTTCTGCAATACAGACAACTCAAGCAACGCCAAGTGTGACTGAATGTGTGCATCATGATCCTGCTGTGGAAACGGCTGCGGAGCCTGACCATTGATCAACCTTCCGTTTTCTACCGCTGGATCCATAGGCTGGGGAGGCGGTGGGGGAGGAGGCAAGATCTCATCAATATTCTGCACCTCTAACGCTTGATACATTCTACGATACGCCGCGTGAAGGTTGTGCATCTGAGGATTAGATTGGGCCAGTTGGAGTTGAGTCTGGGCCAACGTGATGCGCTGCGACATAGAGAAAATATTCGGATCTGAGACTGGGAGAACGTCAATCCGAGCGTCAAAGTCTTGCGCCTTCACTTCAGAAGGAGCACCCGCCACCTCGTAGGGGTATACTGGCGGCAGGTTTTCCGCAAAGATACGCGCCATAAGCCTAAACTCAGCCTTCTGCGCGTAGTGCAGCCTTTTATGGATCGCAGACATCACCTTCATTCCACGCTCCAACATGGCAACCGTAGTCCCCACGGGCGTTTCCTGATTCATGTCCGACATCTGCTGGTCAGCTAACGCAACGAACCTACGCCCGTCACTAACCAATCCACCCAACATTTGTGCCAAAGTTGCTGACGGCTCCTTGTACGGCAAAGGCACAATAGCGTCTCTGATGCTACCACCAGGCGCGTCAATGTCCCTAAACTCTCCTGGCTGTAACGGCTCATCGTCGTTGCGTACCCGTACTCCACGGGCCTTAAATCCAGCGGGAAGGTTGGCTAAAGTACCCGCATCAATCAACTGACGCAGCAAACTCGTTGCCGCTCGGCCCAAACCACCAATCATGTGAATCAAACCAAAGCCGTAAAAACCCAAACCAGGTGTAAACTTGTAGTGTACAAAATACTGGCGCTTACGCTTAATCGGATCGTCCATCGCATAGTTGCGGCGAATAGCCAGTATCTCACCGGAAGTCTGATCTATCGTAACAATGTACGGCAGTTTCACACCCGTAGGCTCTCCGGTCGTAGGGTCCATATCCTCGAAACCCTCGATGTCCAGATCGGCATGCATTTCCAAAACCGTCAGAACATCGTCGCTGTAGTTCTTAGATAAACCCTCTAACTCGTTAACCTTCTGACGAACAGGATCTTCCTCTAAATCCGAAGACGCCTGCAAATCTACCTCACGGTACATCCCCGCAACCTGCATCTTACGCACATCGTTCTCGTCCATCCGAAGCACATGCGTCACACGGTTCGCAGTCATCAAATCAGATGCCGAATATGGAACAACCAAATCCTGTGCAGGAATAAACTTCGATACCGCACGTTGCCGCGTCGGATCAAAATATACTTTCTTAAATGTAGAACCACTCAGCGGGAGATAGTACAACAACTGATCCATATCCGGATCGTACTCTTCCATCACCTCAGTAATCTGGTAGTTCATAAAGTTCTTGACACGCGCTGCCTGCGCTTCCTTCTCAGGCGTCTTTGCACCAAGCACCCCAGTACGAACCGGACCACCCGCTGGCAATAACTCCTTATACGCTTGCGCTTGGAACTGCGTCACACTCTCCGCAACCATCGGATGCGTAATGCCACTCGCCCCCTCAAACGGAGTCGTGCGCTCCTCAGTCTTAATCCCCAACAGATCCAGACCATGAACATACGTTTCTTCCCACTCAGAGCGTGAATCTAAGTCCTCTTCGTACAAACCACGAAGCTCACTAGATAACTCACCCAAAGTGCCGTCATCCAAAAACTCAGCAAGGTTTGCGTCAAACGGAATAAGCTCCTCCTGCGAAGGCAGGTTCTGAGCGTCAGCAAGGGCTTGTATGATCGCGCCACCCTGTCCGTCGTCAATGACTTCGGCACCACCAGGAAATTCCATAGGCGCATCTACCGGAATCTCCACATCGGGAAGTCCCATTGTGTCGTCGAGGTTTAACCCCGAATCAACCATGTTTGGTGCTCTTGCCATCAATAATACTCCCTTTTACGGGGCCTCCATTCTAAACCTTCATCGTCTTCGCCCAGCAGTGAAATAAACCCACCCTGACGAAAACGCATCAGTGCTAGGGTCATACTATCACAAAAGTCATCGTGATCGCCATTAGGAAATGAAACTACTTCCTCAACGACCTCATCAGCAAACCTTTCGTGCATAGGTGCCCACACCATTCCTGCTTCAAACAGAGGCGCAACCATGTGCATTCTCGTTACCTTATCATTCCCTTTGCCTGGTGAGAAGCCCAATGCCGGAATACCACGAAGCCGCAACTCGTCAATAAGTGGCGTACCCGTCGCTTTCGCTTCGACCAACACCATGTCCGGCTCCCAGTATTCGTGCTCTTCATAGGCAATCTCCTTGAGTTCAGGAAAGTTCCACCGACCTCGTCGGGCATCCATCAATATAACATGGTCGGGCCCACCCTCTTCAGGTTTAAATATCCCCCACGTCGTAATCGCTGAATAGTCCGCCGTCTCCTTTTTAGAAAACGCCGTGTCATATGCCTGTATAATGTAGTCAAGCCTCGGGATCTTCTCTTCCTCCCAGTCTTGCCACCACTCACGTTTGATAATCGCAGCCTCAGATGCCGTCGGTTGCTGCTGCCACTGCGCATTCCACTTGCCCACAGGCAAAGAAGCCTTGATCGAAAGCAGTGCAGCCTTCTCCCAAAACTCAGGCCAAAGTGGCTTGTCACTCGGCAATATAGCCGGAAACTCCACGACCTCCCACTGATCCGCCATGACATCGCCCGATTGCGACTGAATTAAGCGTCCAGTCAAATCCTTCTTACCCCAGCGTGTCATAACCAAGATAATTGCACCACCAGGTTGTAAACGCTGTCGGGGACCAGAAGTGTACCACTCATACGCGTTGTCAAACGCGCTCTCACTCAGCGCATCTTGTTCCGAATGAGGGTCGTCAATGATAAAAAGGTCCGCACCCCGCCCCGTAACAGCCGCTCCAACACCCGCAGCAAAGTATTCACCACCCTTGTCAGTCTGCCATTTACCCGCACCCTTGTTGTCCTCCTTCAAATTCGTATCAGGAAACACCTCTTTGTACGCAGGGTCGTCAATCAAATCACGAACCTTGCGCCCAAAACGTACCGCAAGCTCCGTATTGTGCGTTGCCTGAATAATCTTGAGCTTTGGATTCCGGCCCAAGAACCAAGCAGGCATCAAGTAACTTGCAAACTCAGACTTCGAATGACGAGGCGGCATATTAATTATAAGCCGCTTGAGTTCCCCTCGTGCAACACGTTCAAGTTTTTCAGCAATCAGCCTATGATGCCGACCTTCAATGAAGTTCTCGTAGACGTGATGCGCAAACGGCATGAACTTCTCAGAGGCTTCCTCCCGAAGATCCAGCTTCTTCTTGGCTTCCGTAAGCGCCAAGATCTCCTTTAATGCGTCTTCTGGAAGAGCCTGTAAGTTCACGGACGTACCTGCATAATCCCCGTGTTAGCTCCCGCCAACCCGCTGCGCTGCCGCTGCGGCTGCTGTGGGCCACGCATCATCCTATTCATCTGCGTCAACTGCTGCTGAATGGGATTTGGAGCCGTGGGTTGTAGTGGGGTTGGTATAAAATTACTCGCCACTTGTGTGTAGTCTGAAACAGGAACCGTTGGGTCAGGCAACTCAATGCTCGGCAAGTCCGGCGTAAGACCCGTCGTCGGATCAATCACGCACATCATCTGCTCACTGTCGTAAACATACCCATCAGGACAGGGGTCCGTGGTCTCAGAATCATTTTCCAACAAATCATCAATAATGCCCGTGCCACCGTCATCATCCCCAGAGCCTAAACTCCGCATTGCCTCCTCACGACGCTCTACCTGAGATGGGTCCTCCGCTAAAGTATCAATCCCAGCAACGTCATAAGGCAAACCCAACGCATTAATAGCGTAATAGGTGCCGTCTTTTTTCTGGTAAATAGACTTTCCATCAACAGTATTAACAATCTTATCGTTCGCTCGATCTACCCCACCAAGAGAAGCAAGACCACGCCCAATAAAACTGTCTCGAACCATCCTCTGAACCGCATTTGGACCCTCGTTTACAACAACCTGTCCTGCTGTATTCGTGTACCCAGTCTTCGTAACCGGATCATACCCGCTACCAACAACAGGCTTGTTGCCCGAAGAATCTGTGTCGTTTATCCCCAAAGACGGAGAACCAG